GCTGTTCTTCGCCGACGAAGGCGTGAGTAGTGGCTCCGGACTCAATCAGACAGTGATATTTGGCCTGTTTTACGATACGTTCGACCAAACCAACGGGAGCGTCGGCGGTGAGATGGATGGAGTTGGTGTAGTAGCAGACATCCTCGGAATCCCCTTTGACGATGTCTTGGGCTTCGTCGTGGAAGTAGATGAGGTCGGTCTTGGCCAGACGGCGCGCGGCGCTTTCGGCGGGCGACTCTTCGAGCGTGAACTTAAGGTTGTACTTTTTGCTTAACTTTTTGGTGCGGGTGTACATGTGGGCCACAATCCGCAGACCGAGTTGCTGGGCTTCCTCGCTGTCGTGCAGTTCCTGACCGATCAGGAATTTGACGGTGTCGTTGACACCGATCAGACCGATGATATAGGTGCAGGTTTCGAGGTCGATGTAGGGTTTGCCGTCGTTCGACTCTTTGCCGATCTGCCAGAGCGGATGGCCGTCGCCACTCATCATTTGCGCGATTTTTGCTTTTTTCTGTAGGTGGGCCTGTGCGACGAGTTCCATCATGCTGTCGATTTCATCGTAGAAGTTTCTCAGAATGTCGCCGCCCTTATGCGCCGCGCGGTAGGCCGCCTGCGGAATGTTGATGGTGACGTTCTGGAAGCCGCAAAAGCGCATGTTTTCGGGGTGGCGTAGCATGCGGTTGTCGCTGATGGTGGTGCGCAGACGGCAACAGGCCGAGAGCGTGACTTCATCGCGGTCGAAGATGAAATAGGTCGAACCGTTCTTTGCGGCTAGATCGCAGGCCGCCTGATAGATCTGGTATTGCTCCGGATCGGTAAACGTTTCGTCGCTGATGTGGAAGTCGCATTTCGGGAATTCAAAAATCCGGCCGTTGCTGTCGCCGTCGCCGAAGACTTCGAGCAGGGCGCGGCAGAATTCCTGACTCTCTTTGGTGTAGTCGCCGTAGGTGACGATTTTTTCGCCACGCGCTGCGAGGTCGGCGGCGATGGTTGCGTCGTATTCCAGACCGTCCTTGCCTTTAATTTCGTGCATCACGAGGCGTTTGGAACCGTCGGCTTCGGTGAGGAGGAGATCCATCATCTTGTAGCCGCTGACATCGCGATCCTCGCGCAACACTTCGTCGAGGTACACCTTCATCCCGGATTTCAGGCGGATCATATAGCGTCCGCCCGGGCCGATGGCCGGAACGGTTTTCATGTAGCCCGGCACGCCGGAGTGAATGTTGAAGTCGAGGAACAGGGTCTGTCCGCCGCGGCTGAAGGCGTTCTGCGAGCCGTTGAAGATCAGCTCCTGCGCGATCTGCTTGAGCTCGCTCGGGTTCATGCCTTCGAGGTACGGGGCGTAGAGAATATTGATGTAGGCGATGCCGAGCGCGCCGGCATAGTTGGCCTGCATGGAAGCGAGGAAGGTGTTCAGATGGCCGGTTAGAACCGAGGCCGACTTGGCCGGGCTCGATTCGGTGTTGAGGTTGATCAGTCCTTTGAGACCGTACTTTTTGACGTATTCGATCGAGTGGCTGGAGCAGTAGACGCGGTGCGGGTAGCCGAGGTCGTGCAGATGCACAGCGCCGGTGTTGTGCGCGCGTTTGATGTCGGGCGTGAAGATGGTGTCGAGCGCCCACTGCTTGAGAACCAGCTCGGCGATGCCGAGGTTCACCGCTTCGGGGTTGTTGTTGACGATGTTGCTGTTTTCGGTGGACTTGGTGAACATCAGTCGTTCGACGTAGTCGAGCGGAACGCCGTAGAGTGAAAGGTCGCGAAGTTGGGCGGAGAAACCTCGTTCGGCCAGCTCGTTGTTGACCATTTCACGGATGAGCGTGGTGTTAACGGTGTTGATTTTTCCGGCAATGATGCGGTTTTCAACCGCTTTGGCGATGCTGATGGCGGTATCAACGGCCAGATCGGTCTTGTCGATGATCTGTTTGACGATGCGTTTACGATCCCACGGCAGGGTGACTTCAGCGGAGTGCGATTCGACCAGTAGCAGGCTAGCGTCGGTGACATCCACCTTTTCTTTTTTCAGGCTTCCGTCACGCACGCGGATGCTGTTGCGGGCCAGTTCGCGCTGTTTGCGGTAGCGTTTGTAAGCGGCGACGACGAGGGTCTCACCGCTTTCAGCCAGCAGAATCTCCACCAGATCCTGCACATCTTCGATATGCGGAGTGCGTTTGCCGTCGGTTTCAGCGCGTACGAAAAATTCGGACTGGGGGTTGCTGAGCTGTTCGAGTACCTGTGCTGTGATTTTCGGAGCCAGACCTTCGTTGCGCGGAGTGTTCTGTTTGCGAGAGACTTCTTCCACCGCCATATGAATGGCCATTTCAATTTTTTTGGCGCTGAAAGGTACGATCAAGCCCGAGCGTTTGCGGAATCCGTCGAAAAGTGTGTTTTTTGCTGTAATTGTTTCAGCCATAGAATTTTCCCCCTGTTGATAACCTGTTTGTAAGTGGCTTTTATTTACTTAACGTTCGCTGAGCGACATGAGAAAAATTATCCAAATGCTGTATGGGTGTCAAATTAAACCACAACATATTGTGTTTTTTATGTAACTGCATGATTCCGAAAACCTTCCAAAAAAAAGGCCCTTTACATGTTAGTTTTCAGTTAAAAAAGCCTCCAATACCTTGGCAATAATAGAACGGGAACTTGCTGCTTTTTTCCGGTCGGCCGGATTTTGATATCAATTGCGACAAACAGAACCCGATAAATTCTTCGGTTGAGTACATTCGAACTAAAAAATTTATCTGGCAGGGCGTCTCAGCTGCGATGCGAGGCAAAAGGTTCTTTAACGGAGGCTCAATCCCAAACGAATCGAGCAATACTCTGTTGAATCAGGCCCGGAACGTGTCCAGGTTGTCGAGCTCGAAGGAAGCCGTGCAGAGTTGCTCTGGCGCATTTTAGAAATCGAATCTGCGGCGTTTGGGAAAACCGTCGTCTGGCACGGGCTCTGATTGACACGGTATCGGTGTAAAGGTACAGTCTGCGGCCTATTTATGAAAAACGACCTGCAACTTGAAACGCTCCGGCACAGCACGGCCCATGTTATGGCCGCCGCCGTCTGCCGGATTTACGACAACGTCCTGTTCGATATCGGCCCTTCGACCGACGACGGCTTCTACTACGATTTTGACATGACCCAGCGTCTGACGCCGGAGGATTTCTCGGCGATTGAGGCGGAAATGGCGAAAATCGTTGCCGAAGATCTGCCGTTCGAGCGCATCGAAGTCAGCCGCGACGAAGCCGCTAAGATGCTCGTCGGGCAGAAATATAAAATTGAACGTCTGGCCGACATTCCGGAAGGCGAGGCGATCAGCTTCTATAAATGCGGAACTTTTTTTGACCTCTGCCGCGGCCCTCACGTCGAAAGCACCGGCAAACTGCGTGCCTTCAAATTATTGAGCGTTGCCGGTTCCTACTATCGCGGAAAAGAAACCAACCCGATGCTTCAGCGCATCAACGGCACGGCGTTTACCAACGACAAACAGCTCGGCCTTTATCTGAAGCAGGTTGAAGAAGCCAAACTGCGCGATCACCGCAAACTCGGCAAAGAGCTCGATCTGTTCAGCATGCACGAAGAAGTCGGCCCCGGCTTGATCCATTGGCACCCGAAGGGTGCGCGCATCCGCTCGCTGATCGAAGACTTTTGGCGTCAGGAACATTTCCGAAACGGCTACGAACTACTCTACACCCCGCACGTCGGAAAAGCGAATCTCTGGCAGACCTCCGGCCACCTTGATTTCTATAAAGAGGGCATGTACGCCCCGATGGAAATCGACAAGTCGGACTATTACGTCAAGCCGATGAATTGCCCGTTTCATATCAACATTTATAAATCCGACATCCGTTCCTACCGCGACCTGCCGTTGCGCTGGGCTGAATTGGGCACTGTTTATCGTTACGAAAAAGCGGGTGTGCTTCACGGGCTACTGCGCGTACGCGGTTTCACGCAGGACGATGCGCATATTTTCTGCACGCCGGAACAGATTGAAGACGAAATTAAAGAAGTGCTGCGCTTTTCGACCTTTATTTGGAAAACCTTCGGGTTTGAAAGCATCACCGCCTATCTTTCCACCCGTCCGGAAAAAGCCGTCGGCGACCCGGCCCGCTGGGAACAGGCGACCGCTTCGCTCGAATCCGCGCTCAAGGCCTCGGGACTTCCCTATGAAGTCGACGAAGGCGGCGGCGCATTTTACGGACCGAAAATCGACCTCAAGATCAAAGATGCCATCGGCCGCGAATGGCAAATGAGTACTATCCAGTTTGACTTTAACCTGCCGGATCGCTTTGACCTCAGCTATATCGGTGAGGACGGCGAGAAACATCGTCCTTATATGGTGCATCGAGCGCTCTTCGGCAGCATCGAGCGCTTCTTCGGCATTCTGGTTGAGCACTACAGCGGAGCGTTCCCGGTCTGGCTCGCGCCGGAGCAGGTGCGCATCCTTCCGCTTTCCGAAGACCAGCTGGATGCCGCCGCCGACATGGTGGTGGAACTGCGCAAGCAGGATATTCGCGTCACCATGGATCATAAATCCGGCAAGATCGGCGCGAAAATCCGCAATGCGCAGATGGACAAAGTACCGTACATGTTGGTGTTTGGGGCCAAAGAAATTGAGACCGGCACCGTTGCCGTTCGCGATCGCACCGGCGCGCAGACCATCACAACGATGGCTGATTTTGTTGAAAAATTGAAAACAGCTGTGCAAGATAAGGCATAAGTTGAAGCAGAACCCAGGGGGAAGTTATCGCTAAACCGCATTATAAAGAGAGGCCGCGCAGAGAGTTCGGCCCACGAATGAACAACCAGATCCGTGTGCCCGAAATTCGGTGTATCGACGAAAATGGTGAACAGATGGGAATCATCCCGACCCGCCAAGCGCTCGTCCGCGCTCACGAAGCAGGTCTCGACCTCGTAGAAATCTCTGCCACGTGCAAGCCGCCGGTCTGTCGCATCATGGATCACGGCAAGTTCAAGTTTGAGACGGAGAAAAAGAAAAAAGAGCAGAAGAAGAAACAGTCGATCGTCAAACTCAAGGAAGTCAAATTCCACGTCAACGTCGGCGACCACGACTATCAGACCAAGCTGCGTCACGCCCACGAGTTCATCGAAGGCGGCGACCGCGTAAAAGTTTCTCTCATGTTCCGCGGACGTGAAAACGCCCACCGTGAACTCGGGTTCGAACTGATGAAACGCATCATTGCCGATTGCGTCGAGATTGCGACCGTTGAGCAGAACCCGCGCCTGATGGGCCGCAACGTCTTCATGATGCTCATTCCCAAAAAGACCAAATAGTTTCCCGAACATTGGAAACGCAAAGCCGCCCCGGATTCCGGAGCGGCTTTTTGTTTTAATCGCAGATACGACGTCCTGTCCGACCGCACAAAGAACTGCCCACGAATCACACGAATGAGCACGAATTATTTTTATTCCGATTCGAGAAAATTCGTGTGATTCGTCGGCGATTCTTCTTCCAAACATCGGAATAGCGCAACACCGTTTGGATGAAATTCGAGTTTCAGGCCGTACTGTTTTTCCAACCATTGGAAACTTTTCCGCGAGAAAAAGCAGAGATGCGTCGCGTCGTCCTTGTAAAACCACGTTGAGAACGGCGGAGCGTCATCACGCAACTGGGTCATTATGCCGATCCAGCCGCCGGGCTTCACCAGCTTTAGAAATCGCTCAAACTCCGCGCGCGGATTCTGAAAATGCTCCATCGTCTCAGAGCAGGTTAGAAAGTCGTATTGCTTCTCCAGCACCGTCAGATCGTTGAAGTAATGCAGATCATAATTGGCGCAGGGGAACCCAGCCTCTTCGAACAGCACTGACAGGGTTGGCTCGCGCCCGCAGCCGAAATCCAGCCCGCGCGCGCCGGGCGGCAGAACTTTTTCCAAGGGTTGAAAAAGACGGTTCAAAAAGTTCCGATATCCGGAATCCAGCAAGCTGTGACTGTGAAAATCGTAGCGCTCTTTCTCTGCCTCCGTGTAAAAAGACGGTTAAAATTTGAGTAAAAGACAGTTAAATTTAGAGTAACTGTAAAAAATTCGCAAATTTGAAAACCGACTGAATGCTACTCGACCGATCAGAAGTTGTAAATCAGAACCTCGGAAGCCTCTTTTCCCCCGCCTGCTGCGCTCGCTGAGTAGGTTGTTTTGACAGCCTTAATTCGGAAGCTTGCAAAAATATCGCGAACCGCCGGAACGTCGTTTAATGAGAGTATAAACGCCCCTTTAATGCCTGTTAAAAGCTCGGCCATTTCAGCGAACTGTTTCCGAGGCCAGACGACGGCATAATCTTTCTCGAAACCATAGTACGGCGGATCGATGTAAAAGAGGGTGTTTGGGGTGTCGTGCCTCCGGATGCATTCCAAGGCATCCATGCGCTCGATAGTGACCCGAGCCATTCTCCAATGAACTTCAAGTATACCTTCCGCGAGCGTGTTCAAATTGAGACCAGCCGGTCGCGTTTTCGTGGCGGGCATGACCCGGCCAACGGTTTTCCCGCCAAACCCGGTGCGCTGGAGGTAGTAAAACCGGACGGCCCGCTGGATATCCGTCAGCGTGGTCGGATCCGTTCGGTTCAGGATGTCAAAGATCTCGCGTGAAATAACGCAGTGCTTAAAGTGCCGGATGAACTCTTCGAAGTGGTTCTGTACCACCCTCCAGAACGTCACCAGGTCGAGGTTCATATCGTTTATGACCTCGACTTTCGACGGCTCTTTTTCAAAGAACACCCACGCGGCACCGCAAAACGGTTCAACGTAGGCCGTGTGCTTCGGCATCATTTTTACAATCTGCTTAGACAGGCGACTTTTCCCACCAAGGTAACTGATCGGGCTTTTCATTCTGCACTCCTCTTTGCTACCGTTTGCGCCGTTCTGTGTATGGCTGGCGGGCAGCGGTTTATCCGTGGCAATTTTGGTTGCCGTTAAAGGGAGTGAGAATCCCGGCGACTGTCCGTCAGTCGCCTAAAATCATCTAAAAATACAAAAACAAAGCGTTGATGCATCGGCTTGATACGTTTGATTTATCCATGATTTAACGGCTACATTAAACCCAGTCGTACTCTGGCTGATAATCCATGGAGAGACGCTGTTTGCCCCAGCTATCGTATAGCTCTGTCCGAAAGTTATTACATAATTTGCATCCGGCATCGGGGTCGTGAACGTAAATGTGTAGTCACCTGCTCCATTTCTTACAGCTAAAGCTATGTTAAATGAGGCCCTTAGAGTTGCTGTTACACCATTATAATTAGCCCAGGCTTTTGTCTGATCAGCAGACTTTAGATCAGCTGGAGAAAGAACTACCACGGTTGATGTTCCAGCATTCACCTCGGTCGGCGTGGCAAAGCGAACGGTTCCAACCATTTCGGTGGTTGCCAGAACAGGTATGTTGTCGTCTAAATCTTCCAGAACCAACTGAACCGTTGTGTTGCTTGAATGCGACAGTCCTGATGGATCCACAGTGACCTGCTTCGCCTGCGTTTTTGGCAAGGCCGAGGCCTCGAAGGCGGTGAGAGAAAAAACAGCGAACAGTAAAAATAGAATGCGTTTCATGATGAGTTCCTTTCTGGTTAGTTTCCGCGATAAATGACCCGAACAGCGTCGGCTGCCGTGATGGCTGGAGTGAAGGTGATTGTCTTTCCGGCGATCGTGTAGTCGTCGCCCTGAATCGCAAGTAGGCGGTTAATAAATACCTGTACCGCCGAGTCTGAAACAGGCGTTTTTGCCAGCACGCAGCTAATTGTCGACCCGGTTTTATTTTCATTCGTATCGGTTCCAAGCTGATCCTTGAGCCATTTTGTGCGATTAACCAAGGCCTGTGCCGGCCGATTGGATATTCCGCCCGCTCCGCCCTGTACCGGGTCCGCCTCTTCGAGCTGATAAACGTCATCAAAAGATGCCACTGCTGTTAAGTTTGCCATTATGCTGCCTCCGTATAGGTGGGTTGATAATTCCGCGTTCCGTCATGGTTAAAAACGGAATTGTGCCGGAAAAAAAGTTTCTGATATCCGACGGAAACCAGCACGCATCGTGCGGGGGCCGTGCGGATCAGCAGATTAATTAAATCGTTGGACGGAATCGGGTCGGAATTTTCGATGGTAATCGACCATAGCGCCCAGTTGCTGGCGACCCCGTAACTGATCGCTCCATTATGATTTATAGCGCCGGAATATCGGGCTATATCCGCCCCTGCTGTAATCGTTGCCGATCCATATCCGGCGGCGGAAAGCACTGCCTTAATCGACTGGATGGTTCCTTTACTGCGATGAACGGCAACCGACGCCTTGATGATGGCTCGCTTTTCAGCCATCGTCGCTCCAGCTGGCCATTCATCAACGGATGCGGCCCATGCCAGAAACGGGAGCGCAGATTCAGGGCAGGTGTCCGGGTCGGTCACATCGATCAGGACCTGCATATCTAGGTTGAAAGCCTGGCTCGCGGCGAGATCGATCGCATAAATTCCTTTCGGCGCACGCTCTGCTCCGGAGTGCGGAGCACCCGGCAGCAGGGATCTGTCAGCACGCACAACCATTATTCATCCCTCCCCGAAACCGTCACATCAATCGATGTGCAAAATGCCGCCTGTCCAGCGGAAATCTCAATGCGGGCGGCAGGGGCAGTCAGGATAACCTCCTGGACGCCTTCGACATGCAATGCAGCGTGAAGACCGCTCAGTGTAATATCGTGTCCACAGGCATGATGAGCGGCAACATAAGCCTGCACTGCGGCCGTCGCATTAGCACGGATTGTCTCTGCGTCCGGCCCGTAATAAAGCGTCAGCTGTGCCTCAACGGTATATTCGATAATCTCCGCGCTCATCACTTCAACGGTGTCGCAGAGCGGAAGCTTTGTTTCCGGATCCAGCGCGTCTTTCACAAACGGCAGAATTCCGGCGCGTTCGCCATCGAACAGAGACCCCGCCAAAACGCCCGACAGCTCGGTAATTCCAGCCGCGAAATCAGCATTCAGTGTAAAAATAGCCCCGCCCTCAAATATCAGCTGCTGGCCGTCTGCGAGCGCGGACAGAACGTCTGTCACAACAATAGTCACCTCTCCATCAGCGTAACCGGCCGGATGATTGATTCTCGCACCGAAGCATGCGCCGTTTCCGGTCTTGGAAAGCACCGCCACATTCACGCGTCCGCCGATGCCAGGATTCCAAACAGCAACCCCTTTAATATTACTATGCGAAGAGAGTGAATGAAACGTATACGCGCCGAGAGGACCCGCTACAGAATAGGCTTCTGGAGCCAGCGCACAGCGCGCCCGGAATGCCTCATTCGATTCACCATCCAGCCGCGCCAGCGGAACCGCCTGTGATGCGGCCACATGATCCAAATCAGAGTCGGCAGCAAAAGCCAGCAAGCGGGCTTTAAACTTGTCATTCGCCTCCTGACGGATGCCAACTTCACGATAGGCGGCCACCAGCAAAATCTGATAAGCAGGGTCCGAAGGAACCAGCGCATTAAAAACCGGATCCAGCTCCTGCAGCTTTGTGAGCATCTCCTGAAAGATCGCTTCAGCAGAAAGCGTCTCGACCGCCTGCGGGGCGTCCAGCTTGCTTAAATCAATCGCTGTAAAAACCTGACTCACTAGATTTGAATTCCTTCCAGCACAACCGGCTCTCCGGTTGGCATGTAGTATCCTTCCAGAGTGATCGAGACATGGCCGCCCTGAACCTGTTCAGAGTTTACTGTATCGAACAAAACGCGGGTTGTTTTCAGCTCTGGCTCCCAGCGCTCCAGCGCGCCGGCCGTAGCGGAAACAAAACGGGCGCGCACGGCCGCATTCGTCGGGGCATCGATCAATCCGAAAAGTTCACTGCCGTATTCCCTGCGGAGCACCAGCGTTTCCGGGGCAGTACGCAGAATATTCTCAACGCGCTGCCGAAGGTGCTCCAGCCCGCTCAGCGGTTTCCCTGTGTCTTTGTGCATCCCGTTCATTTTAAAACAACCTCACCGCTCTCTATCACTTTTTCCGCGACCAACGGCAGAACGCAGGAAGCAGTATAGCCGCGCTGGCGCATTGGATGGTGCGCAACAACGATCTCTGACCACCCAGGTCCGAAGCGGCCGTCCATCAATTCAACAATCCGACGATCGGAATTTCCGCGACGCCGCAGCTTGCCAATTAGATCCGCCTGCACCCGGTTCATCTGCATCACTCAATCTCCGCATCAATTTTCTTCAGCTGGCCATTAACCCGCTTTTTTAAGGCCGCTGCAAAAGTGCCCGCATCACGAAAACCATAAACGGCGCAGTCACATCGCTCCATGACCTCAGCCAGCAACTCCCGGTAACACTGCTCAGTTGTTTTCTTCATAGCGCCTCCGCATCGATGGCGTTTTGAAACGTCGGGATATTCCAGAACTCATCCCCAACCCTGCAGAGATAAAACTGACCGCGATCAATCTGTCCACCGACAGTGAGCCACTGCACTGCAACGCCAGGATTCGGGCCGCGAAACCACAGCTCCGAAATCCGGAACCGGCAGTTCTTTGATGGGCCGGTGTAATACTCGTTTTTAACAGCCAGCGGCTTACGTTTGATTTTCTGCTGCGTGCTCATACAGTCACCATCACCAGATAAAAAATCAGCCCTTCAACTGCGCCGTAATAAACCTCGGCCTGCGCCCACGGACCGTCAAAAAACTTAAAGCCGGGGAAAACCGGATGCTGACCGGCCTGCGTCACACAAAAGGGGAAGGCCATCGCAATCACATGCAATCCGGCGACCAGCGCGAAGGCATCGCAACCGCAGAGATAGAGCACCATAAACACCGGAGCCCACAGCCAGATCCCGCGCACATAAAGTCCGTAAAAAGCGAAGTCGCTCTCATCATCTTTAAGCAGCGTTCCAATCAACTGGCC